GGAGCATCGACCTGGGTGACAAGGCCGCTGGAATCCAGGATTCGGCGTTTGGTCACAGAGTCCTTGTGGATTCTGATTCGCGTCATGATCTCGTCCGTGGACATCTCTTTCGTAACCGGAATCTTGTGGACGAGTTTATCATACGCACGAACAAGACGGGCGATAGCCATACCGTCTTCCATCTTCGCCAGTCGAATCCAGTTTCTCCGGGCCGGGGCCAGCGGAGGAATGGACAGGTAGCCACGCTTTGTGCCAAAGATGAACGGTATGATCTGCCACTCTTCCAGGTCATACTCTTTACCAGTGAACACGTCACCATCAGTCTTGAGAGTCCAACCGGGGCACTTGTCGCCCTTAGCGTTTGTCTTGGGGTAAATCTGATAGGAGACCGTCTGCTTGAAAGCGACGATCTTCATAGCCTGCCGGTCGATCACGACCTCGCGGAAGTCATTGCCTTGTTTGACCATATCCCTGGCGATATACCATATCTCGCTTGGCAGATTGAGGCGCTTAGACAGATCATCCAAGACCCGTTGAGCTTTGTCGGTCTTGGCCCGGATTTTGAAAGTCTCCTTGGGCAGGGCTGTCTCAGCATAGTTCACTGAGCAGTCAGCGATGATGTCCAGGGCGGTCGCTACGATCTCATCCTCTGAGTCCATCCGCTCGATGTCCTGATAGATGGACTTACGATTCTGGTAGACTCGCCAGGCGTTCGCCATGTAGGTGATAGTGGTTGTATCCGTGATGCCGGTCGATACGAAGTTGTCTCCGATATTCGGCACAGGATGGGGCGTCGGATGCCCAGGGGTTGCCGTCTCCGGGTCAAAGATGGTCTTTAGAACCCTGCCCAGCTTTCTAGCCCAGGCGGGAGCGGCCACACGTTCGTTGGACCCGGACATACCGCCGTAAGCACCTATGGGTGAAGGATTCCTGTTGGAACCAATTGGTGTTGCCATAATCTAATTCTCCTATTGAAGAAGCATACTCACATGCATTATATCACAATCATCAAAGAAATGCTAGGCTACCTTTTGGGACTCCAGCCATGCATCCTCAAAACCGCCAGAACCGGTAGTCGCCGCAGACCAGGCAAACCACAGGGCCATGATTGTATCCGAGAACTCTCCGCCAGGGTGTGTACGAAGTTCATTCATCACCGTGGCAATAGTGGAAGCGTCATCCGGTGCAAGCGGGAATCGCGCAGCCGGTATAGCAAACTGGCTCTTCTCGAAAGCAACTGCCATTCCCGGCAGGCCCACCTTTTCATTGGCCTTATTCTGGCCCGTGGTGAATGGCTCTACCGGGATAGTCTTGTCTTCCTTAGCGATGGCGTCTATGACAGCCTGCTGAAACGCATTGTTCTCCACCTTGCAGAGCCGCCAATGATGCCGATGATACTGAACTAGGATAGACTGGATAATGTCCGGGAATGACATTCTCCTACGATACATCTCCTTCAGGTAGAACTTGTTATCGTAGGGACTCTTGGCTATGGTCCAGATAACCGTCCAGGCGTTCTTCTTGCCCAGGGCCGAGGCCAGGTCCACCCCGCCGAATGTCGGCCATTCATCATCTACATCGTCGCCAACCTCGGCTCGTGTGAAGTCAAAGCTGTGCTCAAGTGCTTTCTCTGGGAACGTCCGCTCCTCATCCGACATAGCGTTCAAAAGGTACTGGCGGGAGAAGATACGGTCTCCCAGTTCTGCCCGGCGCTCTTCCAGTTTCTCTTCAGACCATTTGTCCGGCCACAGAATGTGTTTGGTGATCTTGTGCTGGTTGGTCTCTTCATCGACTTCGGGTGAGCCATCGGGCAGATAGTGTTTTCGATACTCGATAGCCGGAACCCACCAGACCTTGAATGTACCCGTGGCCTTTACATTATATGTAGCGTCAGCAACGTGGTACGGAGTGGCAAGCCAGACAATCCGTCCGCCCGCAGCGACCAAGGAGAACCAGGTCTCCTTGATTGATCGAATAACTTGCTCGCGCATGGCTGGGTTAATGACTGAGTTCTTGAGGTCCACAACGTCGTCGCAGATCAGTAGGTCAGTTCGGCCCCCGGCTCCCGCCGACAGCACACCAGCGGCGTTTACGGAGGCATCCTTCTGTTTGATGTTGCGCTTCACAAAGAAGTCAGTCATCCTATTGCCCTTTGGTATGTCTATCTCCAGATCGGGGAATACCTCATGCACTTCAGGGCTGTCAGATATGAAGTCTTTAATGAGTCCGAGGATTTCTTTGGCTTGGTCGTCGCCGACTGATACAATCCTGATTCTCAGGTCCGGGTTGTGGCCCAGTTCCCAGACGACCCGACCGATGACCTGGTAACTTTTTCCGTGTCCACGGGGGGCTACGATAAGCACGCGGCTATTCTGGGTAATGAGTTCCTGCCACTCCCTATGGAATGGTTGCTGCTCAACGTGTCCCTTGGTGTCCGGGTCAACGAAACAATACTCGATAAAGGCGTTGACATCCTCCCGGCAGCACTGGAGCTGTAGTGGGTGGAATACAGTGTTGTAGAGGACATCCCACAGGCCATACTCACGGGCCAGGGCCTCGCCCTCAGTTGGGTTCTCAAGGAACCGCACGACCAACTGCTGTACTATGCCGTCGTCTTCTAATGAAATCATAATTCAGTCCCTACCAGTATACCCTCGAACCAGATATACTCCGGCCACTCCCACTGGAGTTCCACGGCCTCTACCATTTCCTCGGTTTCTAGCGGAAATCCAAGGTCTCGAATAACCAGCTTTAACCCGGTTTGGCAGAACCCCAGGGCACTCCTGATATTTACGACGGGTAGCTCACCCCGACCAGTGCCCTCCAGACCTACGGTATCTTTGGTCACAGGAATCATCTTATGCCCTGTGAGGGGAACCCAGACCTTTAGCGCCGGGGCAACCGGGGTCACTGCCGCAATAGTCGCCATAGCCAACCGTTTACTTCGATAGTCTATGCCCTGCACTTGGTCTCCGGGGACAAGTTCACTCACAAGAAACTTACCCCTACATAGTATCATAGCACTAATTGGCAGAATGACGTGTCTCATAATCGGTCCAAAGCAGAAAAAGCTGTCAATAGGGCATGAGCCTTTTGCTCAAGTTCAGGTAAGCCGTGGTCGTTCCATACATTCGCATCCCAGCCTTGGTAATCATCCAGAGCGTGCTCTGAGGCGTGCCCATCCCCATCAGCCATTCCAAGACGCTGAACACGAATGTTATAGCCGCCCAGCTCTTTGACTAGCCTAGCCTCATTAGGGAAACGCATATCTGGAACAAAAACCACGGCTACCCCATCTGCCGCGTCAGACTCAAGTTGTGTCCGCATTTTATCAATCCAGTAAGAATCGCAAACCATGCCCCGCTTGAACTCAGTTCCCCAAAATTGAAGAAGCAATCTGTATTTCTCTTTTTTAGTAACATCATTCATTTCTCGGAAAAAGTCTTTGGCTCGGTCATGGTAATTGGGATTGCCGGGGTCTAACTCATACGCCAGCATAGTTGCGCATTCCAGCTTAAGGGGGTCAGCAAAATGCCGTTTGATGGCCTTAAATCCCATCTCTGAAAGGCGATGTATTGCAAAATTAGCCAAGGTATCTTTGCCGTGTTGCTTTCGTCCGCCTACGCCTATTACTACCATTATAGTCCTCCACAGGGCACAACATTGAGTCGTGCAAACTCTCCATGATACTTTATTGCAGCAGCGTTGTAGGCAAGAGCCGCATCTTCTTCTCTTTCAAAAAGTCCAAGATGTAGGCGCTTATAATTGATTCGTATTTTAGCAACCCATTTAGACCTTTGTTTATGCCAGTTTACGCCTAAATAATGGCTCTCGCCATGTATGCCTTGCCTATTCCACTGATTTTGCCGTTGACTACACAGACGTATATTGCTTCGCCTATTGTCTAATCCATTCCCATTCTTATGATCTACAAGCTGTCCACTTTGCGCCTGAAGAATGTTTCGATGCATGTAGATATTTCTACTACCTACGCTTCTAACCGCATACACTGTTGCTCCAGACTTCTTTGCACACCAACGCCAAGAAGATATGTAATCATAGTCTTCATCATCTATGATGGCTACAAGAGCGCATCTACTAAGTGGTATCTCTTTGAATC